AACTTCATAAACACCATAGTCTGCCCATGCACTTCTAGCTAAAGTTCCTATATACCAAAGGTTTTCTGCATAATTATAAACAACTAATCTATCTATTTGATCAGAGTTAGCTGAAGCATAAAACCACATGACCTCATTATAATTAGAATTAGATGCACAAAAAACATCTTGCTTTGCATTTTCGTTAATATCATCAAATACATAATCTTGCACACTACAAGGTATCTTTTTTACTGCACCATCGTATAAGAAGAAAGAATCATTACTCATCCAGAATGAGTTACCAGATACATCAACTGCTGCATTAATACCAACAGCTCCACAGTTAGAACCAATTTGTTTAAAACCAAAAGTCAAAGGCGCACCAATAAACTGCATTTGATACAAAGCTGTATCTGTCCATATCATGACAGCACCTCTTGATCTTACCGCTGTATTGATTTGATTACCATCAGTTAATCTAAAAGAACCTGCTGTGTTAGTTGCAGTCGGTGTCCAATCACTTGTTGATTCTTGATCAGACCACCTAATAAACATATTATCTTGTGTAGCTGTTTGTCCGATTGTAGTTTCTGTTCCAAGACAAATAACATGTCTGTCATCACCAGAAACAATCATAAATCTTGATTTAGTAGGAGCACCACTTACTTCTGTTGTGCCTGCTCTGTTACTAGATAATCCTGATGATGTATCCCAATAAAATAATCCGCCATTAAATTGTAAAGCTAAAACATCCTCACCCCAGTTGTCTAAGGCCCATTTAGAAGATTCCAATAACACACCCTCTCCACCTGTTAAACCCTCACGAGTGGTGTTCCATGTGCTTGTGCTCCATGTACCTGCACCCCAACCATAACCAAATAATGCCACTGCAGCTCCTGTGTTTACTTGATAACTTGCATTAGCTGTAGCTCCTGTAGCACTACTAGAAGCATTAGCTGGGGCCTGTATAGTGTATGTGTTGGCACTAGGCACTGTCAAGATCTCAAATTCACCTTGTAAGTTAGCTTGTGTTAATCCTCCAACAGCACCACTTACACTAGCAATAGTAACAAAATCGCCTATCAAGGCGCCATGACTTGAGTCTGTTACTGTTACTGTAGAAGAGCCGCTGGTTGTTGCAAACTGAGTTATGTTGCCTGTTCCAGTAGAACGTATGGGAGTTATATCAGCGTATGAGTTTTCTGAGTATGCGTATAATTTTTTATTAGTTCCATAGATAGCGTATTTAACACCACCTAAATCAGAATAAGTGAGTATGGCTCTTGTTGCACCTACAAGTGCATCACTGGTAACTTTCTCCCAACCACCTATTTTTTCTGGTAAACCATAACGAAAACGAACATTATCACAATCTATCCATCTGCCCTCAGCACCATACTCGGTATTTTGTTTATCTATACCTGGCGCTATCTGTAATTTTGTTAGCGGCATACAATCCTCTATACTGCAGAATCGTAGAACCTAATATAACGATCTGTTCCGTTTACGTTAATTTTTATTGCACCAACTTTACTGCCATCAGTGGCTGTCGATGTAGAGATACTAGCTGTGCTACCACTTCCTGTTGTGCCGTCAAACTTAATAAATTCTTGATCTTGATCATCTTGATCTAATGACAAACAAGCTATGCCACCTGAAGAGTTAGCTTGATTTATTTCCACCAAAGCATCTGCTGGTGAATTTGTACCAAAGCCTATTTTATCAGCAGAGCCATCTATGAAAAAAGCGTTTGCTAAAGTATTTGTTTCTGCTCTAAAATCAACTGATGCACCAGAATCATTGAATGTAAATCCGCCGCCATCAAAGTCTATCGCACCTGTAGCTTTTACACCACCGACAACATGCAGTTCTGTAGACGGAGAGTTTGTTTTAATACCTACCCTGTCATTACCAGCATCTGTAAAAAATAAGTTTGCATCTCCGTTTCCTTCAATACGAAAATCTAAATCAGCAGAGGATTCATTAAATACAAAACTACCGCCATCAAGAGATACATTACCTGCCACGGTCAGTGTTCCGTTAGCCGTGATATTTCCACAGTCGTTCAAAACATCAAACATAGTAGAACCATCAGAGTATAGAATGTGTTTTGCACCTTGAACTAAAGTTGTTCCTGTTCCGCCTGAGGGTTTAAATGTTAAACTGTTACCACTATGAGTTGTTGCATCATCAACAATGTACCAAGTCTCCACAGCCTCACAACTCATTGTCGTGTCGCCTGATAAAGTTCCTGTTAATTTAATAATGGCATTACTTTGCTCGTCTGTGGTTGAGCCATCAGTTGCAGTTAATGTATCATTAGTGCTAGCAATAGCTACAGAAACATAACCTTTTGCTGCTGATTCTATTTTTTGTAAATTGTTATTTGTAATTGTACCCCAAGTTCCAGAGTTTTCTCCACTGGCTTGAAGTTCTAAATTTAAAGTGCTTGAGAATGTTGATGCCATTTATATCTCCTAATCTGTGCTCCCTGGTTCAACGTCAGAATAATCTACTGTTTGTGAATCGTCAACCTCATTCCATATAAAAAAGTCAGGAGATCCAGTAGATAGGGTAATTAAATTTTGAAAAGACTCTCCAAAAGCCGTCTCTTCTCCTATACTCACTGTAATGGCTCCTGCTGTTGTTGGTGATACTGTAGCTCCACCTGTAGCCACCTCTGTTCCAAGGCTAAATGTTGCAACGTTAGTTGAAGGAGATATTGTTGCACTTGCTGTTACAGTCTCATCTCCAACACTAGCTGCAAAAGATACTCCACTAACGAATGGTGATCCTACGTTTTGTACGCCACCACCTCTTACTGAGGCTAATGCAAACTCTGCTAATGCTCCGTGACCTAACATTCTACCTTGCCGTTGTCGGCACTCCTTTACTACTTACAAATGGATGTTCTGCAAATGCCATGTAAATATATGTTCCAGAATGATTTATACCACCACTTCCACTATTTCTTATTTTAACACCATTTGAAACAAAGTCTAAAACAGCCGCAGAACCTTCAGCAGCAGAAGAATCAGGATATAATATCTGTGATACTGCATTGTCTGTGTCTCTTTTATTATCAAATATAAACCAATTTCCTGTTTGGTCTATTGCTTTCAAAATAAGAAATGAAGGTTGAAATCCTGTATAAACAAATGGTCCATCTGTACTATTATTTGCTTCGTAAGTACCAAACTTTGAGTATCCTTGTTTTTCTGCAAAGCAATATGCTAACATATCATCACTACTTCCATTAACACCGTTAGTATCTGAATTACCTTGATATACAGAATAAGTAGAGCTACCTACTGTTTTTATATATCCGTTAGAGTGTCCTGAAGGTGCTGTTTGTGCAAAATTTTCATTTAAAAATAAAACATTTGTTGATGTTAAATTTTGATGCCACACTCTCCAAAGAACTGCATCATCTCTATTTTTTGTTATAATCATTGCAGGTGTAGTTCCTAATCCATGCCCGATTGTTGCATCATTATTTCCATTTCCTGTAAATGTGACTATTGAAAATCCTGATGTAGTATTAGCTTGTACTGTGGAAGTTATATTACCGTCAGAATTGGATGATGTAGTTCCACCATTAGCTTTCCAGTTCCATGCTACATAATTATTACTAGATGTATTTAATCCATTTGCTTGATTTCCTACACTAAATCCATCACTATCAAAAGATATAAGGTGGTTTTGAGTATTTTCTGCAGCACTACCATTAGTATATAATCCTTTTGTTGCTCCTCTAGTTGAATCTAAAACCCAATGAGCATCTGCTGCTCCTCTATTTTTAGCCCAAACCCAATCAGGTGCAAAGCCTACTCCTGTTATATCGTTATCCGCACTCCCATCACCTGTATATAAAACGGTGTTAAAATGTTCTTCTCCGTTATCTATTGTTGTATAAGCCATTATCCAAACTCCGCTAATCTTTTAGTACATAGTGCATAGAATCCTGATGGTGGTGCGTATTCAAAGTTACCATACTTGCCGTCTGTGTTACCACTTGATATACTGAATGGTGCGTTACCAAAATTACACTCTATTTGTGGTTCATCATCACCACTTCCGCTTCCATCTCTTACATGAAAGAAATATGTTTCTCCTGTGCCTGTTCTTTGTAAGGGAGTAAAACCATCTCCCTCAGTGCCTTCTGCTGTGCCGTTTCTATAAAATCTAACTTTTTCATTATCAGCGTCTAAAGCAATACCAATGATATCATTAGCACTTGGATTATCTAAATCTACACCACTTGAACTAGAGTTGTTTCCTGTATCATTATTAGTTCCGTTTAAATATGTGTAAATATATCCATCACTAACACTATAATCTACGCCATCATTAGTACCTGCATCATTGGCATCATGCCCTGTTTGGTCAATAATACCTATTCTAGCTTTATGTGTGTTTAGCACTTTAAACTCTGCGTACCACTTACCAGATGTTACACCTATAGTAGAGACTGTTTTACCACTACCACCATTAGCTCCAACAAATTTACAATTACCTTCTGATAAGGTACAACTACCTAGTCTGTGGTCTAAAGCATTTAATGTAGCAAAATTATTAGTACAAGTATCTTCTGTTATATCTGTAGCTGCAAGATTAGTTGGTGTAAAATGATTATCATTGCCAGATGTATCTGCACCTATACCACTTGCATTAGCACTTGTTCCTGTTTGTTTAAACTCTAAAAAGAAACCATTAGTGCCATGGCTTCCTGTGTATCTTTTTGGAACCCAAACTCCATTGTCATTGAATTCACCGAAATCTGTTTGTGCTTTTTGTGCACCATCTATAAAATGAAACTCTGTCATATAACCATCAAAAGGCAAACTACTACTTTTTTGTCTATTACATATTTGATGAACTTTACCGTTCTCATTAACAGGAGTATTTAAATTTTGTGACATGGCATTGTTTGTTGTAAAACTTGTTTCTTGAACACCATTTACATAAATTTTTATTCTATTATCAGCAGTGCCATCTGTAGAATCTACAGCTATAACTATATGATACCAAGCAGAAGTATCTCTAAATAATCTATTCGTTTGTCTAAAAGATGTTGCACCTCCACCAACAAATAATTTATCAGATGAATTTATACTACAAGCAAAAGAGCCTGTGTCTGCTGAAGTGGAGGTCCCTACATCAAAAAAAATATGAGTTGCACCTGTAGTTGTTCTTTTTGTCCAAAAAGATATTGTAAATTTTTGTCTATCTCCATCACTAGCATTAGTTCTTGTTAATTTAGGACTATCTCCATCATTGAATCTGATAGAGTTACTTATTTCATAACTTTCTTTTACTTCACCCGCAGCACCTGGTAAGGTAACACCCATGTTATACTACCTCGTCTGGAAACTCGCCTAGTGGTCTTGATGAAACTCCCTCACTATCTGTGGTATAACTTAGTAAAGTTATTAATGCACTCACATCTGAACATCCATCAATCTGTGTTTCCATAGAATTTACTTTTGTTCTAACTGCTGCTCTGTATGTTGTGATATTACTTGGTACAGAATAGCTAGTAACATCTGCAGCTTTTATTACATACCAATCTGTCTTAGCAAGTAACGCTGCAGCTTCTGCATTAAATTGATTTTTATATTTTGTTTTAAGACCATGAATAACTATTTGATTACCATCATCATCTTTTAATTTATTACCGCTCTCATCAACTGCATCTTTGTCTGCGAGTTCTTTAGCCGTTGCTGTTCCATAACTTCCTGTGACAGCAGAACCAGTAAAGGTGTAAGTAACATTAGTGTTGATATAAAATGCTTCATCTTTTCTATTTGTTTCATCTATTGTTACAGTGTAAATGCCAATCGCATTTCTCTCTGCTTCGGTCCATACTGTATAAATATTTTGTGGGTACTGATTGTCTCCTATTGTAATTCCTTTGTTGCCTTTTGGGAACTGTGTAATTTTTCCTGATTCTACTAATGCAAACATATTTACTCCTATGATAATGTTAGGTTAAGACTTCTACCTACCTCTATAAACTTTGAGCCATTATATCTAAATACAAAATGATCTCCCTTATTAGCTGTTGTGGTTAGTGTTGGTGCGGTGTCTCCTACAAATTCATACGCAGCATTGAATGTAACTGTTCTTGAACCTGTGCCGTCTTGTATAATAGTAATAGCTATAAACTGTCCTGTTTGTGGATTAGCAGCTGCACCTAAAGTTCTGTTACCACCTAATGTTACTTTTGCTACAGGTTGTGTTGACGCGCTCCAAGATATTGTAGAGGCATCTGTCAGTGTAGCCTCTGGGTTAAAAGCACCTCTTTCAAACTTTGTGTTAGCAGTAGAAAATACCATGAGGTCACTACCACCTAATTTAAAATCTATTTGATCATCTGTATCTGCATGAAAACTTGTGTCCCCATCTACGTCTAGTATTAATTCTTCACCATTTAAATCTCTGTTCATAGGACCACCGACTGCACCAGATATTTCTACAATAAAGATTGATGCTCCACTTGCAGGCGCTGTGGTAAATGTAATCTGTGTTCCTCCTGTAGCTAGTGTATAGTCTGTTCCAGGTAATTGAATAACACCATCATGGGATACTAATAGCTGTGCAGGAGAACCTACTTGTGTTCCTAAACTAAATGTTGTGTTAGAACCATTGTAAGTATTACCACTAGTGTCTAAGACACTGAAGGTTCCGTTTTTAATTGATTGTCCTATGTATGCCATTATGTTGTTTTAACTCCAAATACATTTATTATTCCGTTGCTTATATTACCACTATTAAAATTAAATTTTACTGCATTTATGGTAGACCTGTCTAGATAACTAGTTCCGCCAAAATTTCTAATAAAATATCCATCTGACCTGTCGTGAACAGTATCCCACATTAATTTAGGGTTAGAGTTTTGACTATTAAAATTATATAAAGTAAGTCTTCCAGAAAAACTTTCACCATCTGCGTTTCCTACACCATTTGAAATAGCTGTTCCTGATGCTCCAACAACCTCGTTTTGGTTATCTGTAGAATCATGAGAACCACTGTCATTAACTGTTGTTCTGTTAGCGATACTTCTTTGGTCTATGTTTCCATCATTAGATAAATTATCTTTTGATACTCTGATAAAAAATGCTTGGTCATCTGAAGCAGGTCTAAGGTTTAAAAACTCAAATACATATATAGCATATGTACTAGTTAAAACAGTGCTATTAAAAGTTACATTAGCTGACCCGCCTGAAACATCACCTAGATTTCCTGATGTTGCTAAATAATTTTTTGATAAGCCACTCACAGTGCCTGTAAAGGCAAATGTGTCACTTAAATCTATACCTGTTGATGCTACTGTTGTTTTACTCACTTATCTCTCCTATGGTTTTGTAGGAAATACTGCGTTTTCACATTTCTCTACTGTATCTTTTCCTGCAGGTAAGTCTCTTAAATCTTGACGATACTTTTTCATATCATCACTAAGAGTATTATCT